GGTAGATTGCTGGCTCAACGACAAGAAACACTGGCAAATCAAAAAAGACTGATCAATGACACCGGCGACTGGCGTGTTCGCATCAGTCTTGCCGAAGGATCAACATATCTATACAATGCTCCTCAAATGGAACAAGGCATCCTGGCTCCACTCAACGACACATTTGGTGTGATTTTTCCGTATACTCCCAAGATTGACATTGGGTACCGAGCCACTTATAGTCAGGCAGATCTCACACATTCCAATTACAAAAATTATTTCTATACAAGCAGCTCAGTCGACAATATCCGAATTTCGGGAGCATTCACCGCACAGGACACAGTGGAAGCGCAGTATCTCTTGGCCGTGATACATTTTTTCCGCTCCGCAACCAAGATGTTCTACGGCCGAGATACCGAACGAGGCGCGCCACCGCCATTGTTGTTCATCTCGGGTCTAGGGGAATATCAATTCAACAATCATCCCTGTGTGCTCACCGGCTTTGAATATAGCCTGCCCGCAGATGTTGACTATATACGTGCAGGTAGCCCCAACGACAACGGAACTGACTTGCTAAAAAGAAGAACATCCACGCGCAACAATTTGCCCACCAATGCCATATCGGGTGCATTGGGTCGGTTAACTCAATTGTTTTCGGGACAAGGAATAAACAAGGGTGGCATAGTGTATCAAAATGCTCCGTCCAATCTCAGTAAAAATTCTCCCACCTATGTGCCTACCAAGATAGAGATATCACTGAATCTAAGTCCAGTGATCACACGCAGACAGGCCAGTAGTCAGTTCAGTCTCAAACAGTATGCCAATGGTGATCTAATAAAACAAGGATTCTGGTAATGGCTAATTACGACAGCACCAGTGCGTATTATCTCACTCCCTATAGACAGTTCTACCTGGATGTGATGACCAATCGGTCTTTCCCCAGAGAAAGTGACGATCAGATCTTGGTGATCACACAGACCTATCAGTATAGACCTGACATGCTGGCGTTTGACCTGTATGACAATGCCGGTCTTTGGTGGGTGTTCTATCAACGCAATCCCAACACACTTACCAAACCGCCCTTGGATTTCAAAGTAAATGTGCAGATCTACATACCCAAGATAACCACACTACGTAACGCACTGGGATTCTAATCATGGCATTAAATGACCGGCAAGGACTTGAGGCAGCACTCGCAGACATTAACGATCTGATTCGCCAGGTTCTGAGTCAAATCGCATCCACAGAAAATTCACGCAATTTCACTGCTGCCGAGAAAGCGCCACGACTGGCTGCTCTCAGAGCAGAATTGGCAGGATACCGCGCCCAACAGGCAGCTTTGACCCAGGCCTTGAATCAGCTGAGTCTCAACAACCAACGCAATACTGCCAGCGCAGGTGACATCACAGCGCAGGGCCAAGTGGCACGGGATGATGGTGCCAACCCAAAAGCACCTGCGCCACCGGCTCAAACAGTAACAGGGGCAGATGGAAGAGTGGTGGCAAAGGGATTTGTTGCTCCTACCAATGCCACAAAACCTGCAACCGCCGACACAGGAGATGTTGACCGCGGCACCAATGCAGAATTACGCACTGTGGAGCAGACCCAGTCATCAACCAGTTCTGCTTCTGCAACCGGTGCTGCTTTGGCAAACGGCACTGCCTTTGCAGCTGGTTCTAATGCGGCTCAACGTCCATCTCCATCATCAGCAGCAGCGATCCCTCAATATGATATCAACAATCCACCCAGAGTTGAAGTCAATGGAGTGGGATCCAGAGGAGATGATGCTGCCCGACCCGCAGAGCCTGCCAACACAGTGGTCAATCGTCTAGATGAATTGTACGGCGGTCCGCAGAACGCCATAGTTAGTCAAGACAATATACTGGATCAATTTGCCAGTTATACCTACAGTCTCAGTTGGTACCTGTTGGACAATGCCACGTACAACAGCCTGGCTGCCAGTGACACTAAATTTATCAGCAGTTATTATTTGTTGATGCAAAGCGGCGGGGCGCCAGCAACAACCGCAGATGCCAAGGGTGCCGAAACCGGGCGCAGTCCATTCTTTAGCCTGGACTATTACATGGATAATTTTGTGATTGAAAGTTCTGTGAGTGGAACCCCAGGAGCCCGAGGCGCAGCAAAACTCACCAGCATGAGCTTCACAGTTTCTGAGCCCAATGGCATAAGTCTCCAGCCCAATCTCATAAGAGCAGTCAACAATCTATATGAGAAAAACGGATATGTCAAACCGGGTACCGCAGTAAACTACGTTGAAGCAAACTATGTCATGGTGGTGAGATTTTATGGGTATGATTCTGCAGGCAATCTGGTCATGCCCATTGATAAGAGAACAGGAGCCACCGACCAACGAGCAGCCATTGAAAAATTCATACCTTTTAGGATCACCGATATACAATTCAAAGTGGCCAACAAACTGGTAGAATACAACATCACTGGTGTGCCTACAGACGAGCTCACTGCATTCAGCACAGACTGTGGCAGCATACCACAGAACTTTCAATTCCAAGGTAAGACTGTGAGTGATATTTTGGTAGGAACTCAACAACAGGTATCTGCCGAGCGACTGGCACAGGAAAATCTGCGGGTATCACTGGGATTTGATGCCAGAGCCGATGCCGAAGCCCGACAGGTCACTGGAGGAGCCAATGCCACCTCGGCACCTCCACCCAAGATATCAGCGGCTCCCAACAGGGTGGGCAACATAGAGGCCACTGGATTGTGTGCAGCTCTAAATTTGTTTTACGCCGAAGAAGCCAGAAAGCGCGGTGGCATAGCTGACATATACGAATTGCAGTTTCTTGATCCAATCTTGACCAACGCAAGTGTAGTTCCACCTGGCGGAGTTGACAAGGCATTTGCAGGAGGAAATCCCAATGCCAATGCTGCTTCCAATAAAGATCCCAAGAGACAAAGTTTCAACCCAGCCATAAGAGTTAGATCTACCACGGCTGGTCAACAGATAGTTCAATTCATAGATGAAGTCATGCGTAGCAGCAGTTACATTTCTGATCAACAAAGAGCCACATGGCAAATAGATCCAAAAACTGGAAAATATGACTGGATGTTTCGAGGCAAGACCGCACAGAGTTTTGCATGGTTTAATATCAGTTGTGAAGCACAGGTCATAGGGTATGATACAAATGCTCGTCGCAATGCGTATCGCCTGATCTACAAAGTGAGTCCGTACCAGACCACAATGGTGGCCACCAGCGAATACTTTAATCCCAGTGCATATCGCGGAGTTCACAAGGTGTACAACTACTGGTTCACTGGACAGAACACACAGGTATTACAACACGAGCAAAGTTTCAATAACCTATGGCGACAAACAATATCTTCTAATTCCTCCAAACTGACTTCACCATCAACCGCAGAAATTATCAGAAACAATGTCAACAGCAGAATCACATGGTCAAAAAGATTCCAGCCGGCCAGTAACCAAACCAGAGAAGGTGCTGACGGCAATGTGTACGAAGCAGCAGCCAATGCGGCCGACATGTTGTACACCACCGACTTGGCCAACATAACTTTACAAGTGATTGGAGATCCTGCTTGGATAGCATCTCCCAGGCGTCCGCAACCGGGCAAGTTTGATTTTGGCCCGTTTTTGTCAGATGGCACCATCAACTACAGTGCCGGTGTTCCATATTTTGAATTTGCGTGGAACCGTCCGGTAGACTACGATCTTGAGACTGGCCTTATGGATGTGGGTAGGAATAATTTTCGAACCAATTTTGTCGACACAACAGGAGGGCTGGCCCAGGAGTCGGTGGTTTACATGGTCACCAATGTAAAAAGCATGTTCAATCGTGGTAAATTCACACAGGAACTCAAGGGCGCCTGGTTGTTTGATGGAATAAAACCCACTATACCAACCTCTGGCCAATTCGCAGCTGATGCCGCTGCCGATGCCGAAGCACGACGTATTACCCAGGGTGGTGGCGTTGATTTCCCCAACAGCACCGATCTTCCTGCCAATGCTGGCGTAGAAAAAACTGCACTGGCCAGCGTGGTCAATCAATATCCGGTCAGTCCATCGGTTCAATTGCTTGGCTCCAACATAACGGCTAACACTATCGCGGGCCCATTGCCAGCGCGTCCACCCGGGGAATCAGCATTGAACTTTATTCCACCGGCTAAATTGCCCAGTGGAGGATTTGGCAGTGGCAGCAACAACCCTAGCCTGGCCCAGGATTCTGTGGCCTTGGCGGTTGCTAATTCTGGTCCTCCGCAACTGATATCAAAAGATGCATAAAGAAAGAAAACACCAATGACCATAAACAATCAACAACTGTCAGGAAGAACCAGCAACTATCGATTTGATCGTGGTGGCAAACCTGCCGAAATGGGGCCTTTTATTGGCACCGTGATGAACAATGTGGATCCTATCAGAACCGGAAGACTACAGGTTCGCATACAGCAGTTTGCGTCCGGGTCCGACGACAATCCTCAGCTGTGGCGCTGGGTCAATTACTTGCCCCCGTTTTATGGTGTTACCGAAAAAAACAGCACCACGGCAGGAGCAGGGACCTATCCAGGAAATCAACAGAGTTATGGCATGTGGTTCACACCACCGGACATTGGCACAGAAGTGCTGTGTTTCTTTGTGGAAGGAGATCCCAGCCAAGGCTACTATGTTGGGTGTGTGATCAACAATGCGTTGAATCACATGATACCGGCCATTGGTGCGGCCAAAAAAGGTCAGTATGTGACACAAAATGTAACCCAGGCCGCATATTTTGCCAATTCTCCTCAGTTGCCTGTGACAGAACTCAATACCGACAATGATCAAATTGATGAAAACACAAGATTTTTTGATCAGAAAAAACCTGTTCATAGTTACCAAGCGGCTGTGTTTTTCCAGCAAGGTCTGGCCAACGATCCTGACCGCGGTCCTATCATTTCCAATGCACAACGAGAAAGCCCCAGCACAGTGTACGGCGTCTCGACCCCAGGCCAGCCAATCTATCAAAATGGATTGAAACCCAGCAATATCCAACAACAGCTTGATGCCGGAACAGTGACTCCGGAACAGGTGAGAGTAACTGGTCGACTTGGTGGTCACACCTTGGTCATGGATGACGGAGACCTGGAAAACAACAATGCACTGGTGCGACTAAGAACCTCCAAGGGCCATCAGATCATGATGAATGACAGTGAAAACTTTTTCTACATTGCTCATGCCAATGGCCAGACCTGGATTGAACTGGGACAAGAAGGTACAGTGGACATATATTCCACCAACTCAGTGAATGTGAGAACACAAGGCACCATAAATTTGCATGCAGACAAGGACATAAACATGTTTGCCGGGCGCAACATCAACATGAAATCCGGTGCTGCTACCAACATTGGTGCCACTACCACTCTAAACATGGCCAGTGATGGCGCCATGACTTTGTACAGCCAGGCCACTGTGGGTGTACGCAGTGATGGAAGCCTGGCATTGCAAAGCGTGGGCGGCGGTTCCTGGAACGGTGGCGGAAGCCTGAGGCTCAAAGCAGGTCGAATCGATCTCAATGGTGGCGGTGCAGAATCTGTCGCAAAACCCAGACTGTATCCCAAAACCACAATGGACGATACTACCTTTGACAATTCAACTGGATGGCAAGTGATTCCAAACGGTTTAGAAAGCATCGTGACTCGTGCTCCCACCCATGAACCTTATCCTTATCACAATAAAGGTGTGCCAATAAGTGTGAGTCTTACCAAAGGTACTCCTACTCCCCCGCCAGCAGCAGTGGCAGTTGCTACCAACGTCAGCCTTGTGAGAAAAGCATGAGCCTTTTTACATTCACAGAACCAGATGGCACGACCTTCGAAGTGCAGGCTCCTGAGGGTACCACTTTTGAGCAAGCTCGGGAGATATATAACAAACAACGTGCCACAGGTGGCCTAACCGGAATTCCCGTGGGCGGCCTTGTGAATGCAGTCACACAAGCAGCTGGTGGTGTGCAATCAGCTCTGGCACAGATTGGATCCAAAGCAGTAGCACTCACAAAACAAATAGGCAATGCGATCATTCTACCTATCAAGCCAGGTGCCCCGGTACCCAATGCCATATCCATAAGTGATTTTGTGAACACAAAAATCAGTGCTCAAAACATCGGAACCATAGCATCCACTCAGATACAAGGACTGGTGGCGCAGACCGCTGCATCAGTGAATCAAGCAGTTGATAAAATAACCAATACCAAGGGTGTTGGACAATTTGGATTTGATGCAAACCAATTGCAACTGTCAGGATTGATCAAACCAGGATTGGCCGATCAGATCAACGCCAATCCTGAAAAGTTTACAGAAATTCTGAACAGCCCTACCAGTTGGACTGGTAACTCAGGAGTTACCAATGTTGATACATTGCTGGAAAGCGGTAGTCTACAGACCGCAGTACAACAAGACCTCATGAATACGAATTTTGAACAACTCAAACAGAATGGTACCATTACAGGAACAGAACCTGCTGATCAACTGGGACCATTGTTGAACAATGCTACCAAATTTGGAGCCGACACTGCCACCGCCTGGCTTGACGGAGCCAGCAGTGAAATAACAAATCAGCTGAACAATTTTGCCACATCTGCATTGTTTGGTCAAAAATTTGCCAGTGTGAATTCTTCCGTGGCCGGCGGCGGCAGTCCATTGCAATCAGGCATAGTGGTGGCCAAAGGATACAATAACACAACAAATCGAACCAATCTCAATCAGGCCATCAGGGCCGTAATTGGCAATGATAAAATTACTACTCCGGATTTCACACCGCAAAGAGCTTAGTATTCTCAGGACATAAATATCGTATGTCTACATTCATCGGATTCAATACTCAAAATCAATACAAAAAATTCACCTTGGTGGATACTGAATTGATCAAACGTGATCTGCTCAACGCTTTTAATATCATACAAGGACAGTTGCCCGGACGGCCAGGATACGGCACGATACTATGGAGTTTCTTGTTTGAGAGCCAAGATCAGACCACCATGAGTCGCATAATCAAGGAAGTACAGCGTGTGGCCGGCGGCGACCCCAGGGTCAATCTCATCAACGCATTGATATTTCCCCAGGAAAATGGTGTGTTGATAGAATTAGAGATACAATTTGCTCCCAACACCAACGCCGAACTATTAAGTGTGTTTTTTAATCAACAACAACGCATAGCAACCTTTGCTTTAACTTAGCCGTTTATTTTGTTGGTAAATAACAAAACAATAAAACATTATGGCACGCACTACTAGACAAACAGTTGTATTCGGAGTCGAAGACTGGAAACGCATCTATCAGACTTTTAGAGAAGCGGACTTCCAGAGCTATGACTTTGAAGCTTTGCGAAAAAGTTTCGTAGACTATCTACGCCAATATTATCCTGAAACATTCAATGACTACATTGAATCATCAGAATTTATTGCCATGCTGGATGTGATCGCATTCATGGGTCAGGCCATGAGCTTTCGAAACGATCTCAACACCCGCGAAAATTACATTGACACAGCAGAGCGCAGAGACAGCGTGGTCCGCCTGGCCAATCTTGTGAGCTACACTCCCAAGCGCAATACAGAAGCACAGGGATATCTCAAAGTATTTTCAGTGCAGACCACAGAAAATGTTGTTGACTTTAATGGCAATGATCTTGGTGGTGTCACAGTGAACTGGAATGATCCCACAAATTTCAACTGGGCTGAACAATTTTCTACCATCATCAACTCAGCCTTGGTGAATACTCAACGTGTGGGTCGTCCAGGAAATCGCACCACTATCCTGGGCGTGGACACATCTGAATACAGCATCAACTTGGTTCCAGGATTCTTGCCAGTGTTCCCATACAACGCCACAGTGGACGGAGTGAACATGCCGTTTGAAGCAGTGAATTCTACATCAGTGGGAACACCAGCCACGGCTCCATTCATCTATGAACCACCACCACTGCCCAACGGTATTTTCAATCTGCTGTTCCGCAATGATGCCCTGGGATTTGCCAGCAACAACACCGGATATTTCTTCTACTTCAAACAAGGTGTATTGCAAAATCAAGATTTTAATCTAGCCGAGCGTATCCCCAATCGTACTGTGGATATCAACATTGAAGGTGTGAACAACGAAGATCGTTGGTTATTTCAACTGGACGATGTGGGCAATGTATCTGCTGAATGGAGATACGTAGAATCTGTGTATGCAGCGGCACAAGAACAATTGGCTCCAGATCAACGCAAATTGTTTTCTGTGACCAGTAGATCAAATGATCAGATCACACTGACATTTGGAGATGGTGTTTTCTCCAGTGCGCCGGTGGGATTATTCCGTTGTTATGTTCGCGCCAGTAACGGCCTCACATACATCATCAATCCCGACGAGATGCAGAGTGTGGTCATACCCATCAGTTATGTCAGTAGATCTGGCCAGTTACAGACTCTTACATTTACTTGTGGCATTACCACTCCAGTGAGTAATGCACAGGCACGAGAAACCCTGGACCAGATCAAACAACGAGCGCCGGCCAGATACTACACTCAGAATCGCATGGTGAATGGTGAAGACTACACCAACTTTCCATTCACTGCCTACAACAGCATCATCAAGAGTTATGCGTTGAATCGTGCCAGCATCGGCACCAGTAGATATCTTGACCTGGTGGACAACACAGGAAAGTACAGTAGTACAAACATATTTGCATCGGACGGTGCCATCTGGGAAGAAAATCAACTACCTACGTTTTTGTTCACCTGGATCACAAGAAATGAAGTGGCCAGTGTGATCACCAACCAGATACAGCCGCTGTTGGTCACTAATGCATTCACACAATTCTACTATGCTAATTTTGTCAGGCCAAATCTCTTGGTAAACAATCTCACCTGGCATCAGAGTACCACATTGGCCAACGAAACCTCGGGATACTTTGTGAATTCTCTAGGCAATCCCACTGCTATTGGCACCTATTCCAGCACCAACACCCGATACATACAAGTCAGTAGCTTGGTAAAATTTGCTGCCCCTGCTGGTTATTATTTTGATTCCAACAATCGACTCCGCCTGGGAATCCCCACACTGGCGGCTGAACGTCTTGAATTGTGGGCCAGCCCGGTGAGCATATATCTAGATGGTACCAATCAAGGACGAGGCAATTTCACTACTGGGCGGCTGAATGGGCAAGGACCAGTGGTGTTGAATAATTTTATACCCACAGGTGCTATCCCAGTTCAAGTGATTCCATTGTTGATAACAGACATTCCCACCAGCCTTGAAACCAGCATAGCTGATCAGATCTTGTTGTACAGAAATTTTGGTCTGGGATATGACAATCTCACACAGACCTGGTACTTGATCACATCAAACAATCTTGCTGTGGATGCAGACTTTAGTCTGGCCAACGCACAGAGTACCTCTGGCACTAACCAGGACGCTTCGTGGATGATACAGGCTGTGACTGATGGAGTGAAATACACTGTGACCAGCCGTGCATTGGTGTACAATTTTGGATCAGTACTGCAAACCAGATTCTTTTTTGAAACTGGCAATCGTATCTATGATCCAAGAACCGGTAACACCATCAGTGACTATGTAAATGTGTTACGAACCAATAGTCTGCCTGATTCAAATAGCCCATTGCCCAGTGATATCTATCTCAGCATCATTGGGCAACCTGTGCAATCAGATGGCTTTGTGGATGACTATCAGGTCATAGTCAGCTATCGAGACAGCGACAGTGATGGTGTGGCCGACGATCCGGATTTCTTTAGTGAAATTGTTGGCCCAGTGCCAACCACACCTACTGCTGATTCACCTTGGGTATTCTTTGAAAAGACTGTGGATTTTGACAATCTGCAACGATATCTCTTGGTGGAACCAGTAAGAGTGAACAGTGACTATGCCACCCAGGATGACATTGAATTGGTCAAGACCGAATACATCATTGGGCAGATATTCTATGCATATGGTCAGGAAATCTATACAGGGCCGCTCACAGGACAGATTGGTGCATTTTATGAACTGACGATCACTGGCATTGGTGTACGAACCCTGGTTGATGTGACCATTAACTGGTTGGCCAGGACAGGCCGCCCAAGTCTATATTTCCAATACAGGCACAATGCTCCGCTTACGGATCGTATAGATCCGGGTACCACCAACATCATCGATCTGTATGTGGTCACACAGAGTTATTATACAGCATATCAAAACTGGATCAGAGACAGCACAGGCACAGTGGTCCAGCCAGATGTTCCTACCATCAACGAACTAAGCACTGCCTACCAAGGACTCAACAACTACAAAATGATCTCGGACAATGTGGTAGTAAATTCAGTAACATTCAAGCCCTTGTTTGGGCCCAAGGCTGCGGAAAATCTTCGTGCCACCATCAAGGTGATTCGCGCTGCTAATTCAACTGCCAGTGAAAGTGAAATCAAAACCCTGGTTGTGGCCAATCTTGATCGATACTTCAGCATTGACATCTGGAACTTTGGTGATACCTTTTATTTCTCTGAACTGGCAGCATACATACACCGCAACATGGGCGGCGTCGTGAGTTCGGTGGTATTGGTTCCATTGGACCCACTGAAATATTTCGGTGATCTTTACGAAATACGTTCAGCTCCTAATGAAATCTTTGTAAATGCAGCCGGTGTGAGCAGCGTGGAAGTTATCACTGCACTCACATCAAACAACATAAGGACTGCACCGGGCAGCGGAGTGATCTAATGGCAAGAACCAGAAGCGTAGATTTTCTACCACCAATATTTCAAACCAGCACCAACAAGCAATTCTTGGCAGCCACACTGGACCAACTGGTACAGGAGCCCCAGTTCAAGAAAACACAGGGATTCGTAGGACGCCACGTTGGGCCAGGAGTGAACCCCAACGATTACTATGTGATCGAACCAGATGCCACTCGAGCAAACTATCAGCTTGAACCCGGGGTGATCAGCCTGGTGCCGGACACCAACACTATTTCGGATGCTATCACATACCCCGGTATTACCGATGCTATTGGTCGCCAAGGCGGCATCACCAACAATGCTGCAAGATTGTATACCAGTGAATACTACAGCTGGGATCCTTTTGTAAACTTTGACAAGTTTTCTAACTACAGTCAATACTACTGGTTGCCTGCAGGACCATTGGCAGTGGATGTGAGTGCTACCATCATTCCTACCACTGATACATTTGATGTCACAAGAGCAGATAATTATTATGAGTTTTCGGGCATAGCCGGAGAAAACCCTGTCATCACTCTGCTGCGCGGAGGAAACTATAAATTCTCAGTGAATCAAGCACCCAACCAATTCTGGATACAGGCCGAACCGGGAGTAGATGGTGTGTTGCCCTATGCGCCCAACATCAGTTCAAGAACTGTGCTGGGTGTTGGCAACAACGGTGAAGATTCGGGCATAGTGACATTTGATGTGCCGTACAAAAACGCACAGCAGTTCTACTACGACCTTGAGCTCATACCCACTGTTCCCACAGCAGGACAAGTGGACCTGCTCACCACCACATTGCAATTTGATCAGGTCAACAATGTGTTCTTGAGTACGTTCTTGGAACAATATCCTGATGGCATTGATGGCATCACCAATCTCCAGAATCGCACCATAGTTTTCACCAACACCATAGCTGATCCTGAAGATGGCGGCTGGTTGATCACCACACAATTCGATCCGCTGGCGCAAGCACCTGGCAATAATGGATTGCCGGGCAGTTATGATTATCTCACATTTGATCAGACCACGCCCATCCTGGACGTGAACACCAGATACAGCGTGTGGCTGATACAGTATCAGTACACCACCAGCGGCGAACCAATTCTAAAACTGTCATCGGTTACCGCTTGCCCAAATCTCAGCAAGTTCACTGTGATGTTTGGTGCCGAATGGGCAACCACACAATGGTATCGCAATGCCGAAGGATACTTCCAGCAGATACCTTTGCTGACTGCTGTGAAAGATCTGCTGTGGTATCAAGATGGAACCAACCCAGAAATCTTTGGACAGATCCGACTGATAGACCCAGCTGATTCCGAAACCATCAATGTAGACACTGACATACTGGGCAAGAAAACTTATATTTCTCCCAATGGCGTGGTATTCACCAACAATCTGCAGATCACATTCCGTGGCAGCGTGATTCCCGCCAGTTATCAAGATCAAACATACTATGTGGCCGGTGTGGGCACAGCCATCCAACTGCTACCGGTCAGCAACTACGTCACTCCCGAAACCTATACCGAAAGTGCTACCATACCATTTGATTCCTTGGCATTCGATGTGGGAAACTTTGATGGCAGTTTGAACCAGCCTGTGCAGTTGGATTATATCACCATGGCCTTGGATAGTCCAGATCTCAATGCCTGGAGCAGATCAAATCGTTGGTTCCATATTGATGTGATCACAGCCTCTGCTGCATACAACAATACCACGACTGAATTAGATAATGCACAACGAGCCAAGCGCCCAATCATTGAATTCCGTGGTGGTATCAGATTATACAACATGGGAACTCAGGCCAAGCAACCTATAAACATAATTGATCTAAGAGAAACTGACGCATTATCAAACATCAATGGGCAAATTGGTTATGCTGTTGATGGATATGTTTTCCAACAAGGAACCCGGGTGATCTTTGCAAGAGATTTAGATGCCCAAGTGCGAGACAAAATATATGTGGTCAACTTTATCAGCCCATCTTCTGTGCCATTGCCCGACAGCTCATTGAACGATCAACCTATCATTGATCTTGTGCCTGCTACGGATGCAGAGGCTCTGATTGATCAATGTGTGGTGTGCCTAAGTGGTAGCACATTACAAGGCATAACCTTCCGCTATGACGGAGAACAGTGGATTCGCTCACAAGAAAAAACATCGGTAAATCAAACTCCCATGTTCGATGTATACGATCTCAATGGATACAGTCTGGGCAATCGAGCGGTATATCCCAGCACCACTTTTTCAACAACCAAGAACAATCTTGGCGACACAGTTGGCGGCAGTGCATTGTTCAGTTACGCCATTGGAACCAGTGGAATAGCAGACACAGTTTTGGGTTTTCCTCTGCGTTATCTCAGCCTCAACAATATAGGAGACATTGTTTTTGACAACAATTTGTACACAGATACATTTGTGTATGTCAAGGACAACATCAGCACAACCGAAAACATCAGCATTGGTCATGCGCGCGAATATGCCAACAGAATAGTGTACAAAAAAGAAATCGGCTGGCAAACCGCAGTGGTCAAGAGTAACATCTATCAACAATTCAGTTTTACCTATACCAGCGAGGTTATCACAGGATCTATCACTGGTACCACACTCACAGTCACGGTACCGCCTGCTGATGGAGTATCTTTACAACTGGGACAAACACTCAGCGGCCCGGGCATCACAGCTGGCACAGAGATCACAGAGTTTCTCACTGGTACCGGAGGAGTAGGAACATACACAGTATCGTTCTCGCAGACTGTGTATTCACAAGTGATAGCAGTGACATCACCCTTGGTACTGGATGTGGCTGTGGTGCCAACCGGTGCTGTGCCC